GACATATACTGCTGCTAGTAAACAAATTATTCCACCTACTGCGATCAGAATTCCAGTTCCTGTAGCAGAAGGATTCTGAAATAAAATAATAAGTAATTGAATTAGAAATTTTCCTACTACTCCAACAACAAATAAAAGCGCTGATGCAATTATAAGCGAATACATGAAATGTCGCCAATAACCGCAGAAATCTTTTGGATATTCTTTAAGAATTCCAGAAATAGAATTTTCATGATAATCAAAAATATTCCAAAATAAAGCTTTATTAAGTCTATATGAAAAAGAATTCTTATTTACTATAAAGGCGTCCATGATATATTCCTTTATGGCGGATGAGGGGAGGTTTGAACTCCATACCCTTTCGAGCACCTCACGTTTAGCAAACGCAGACAGAAACCTTTCTGCTTCTCTCATCCGATTTTTGGTGGTTCCGTAGAGATTCGAACTCTAACCTGAAGCGTTATGAGCGCTGTGTGCTACCATTACACCACAGAACCAAATGATTTAAATTGTTCCAGCAATCTCTGGATATTCATCTTTAAGAGCTGCAAGTCGATCATCAAAATTTTGACGAGCTTCTTTCAGAGTCTTAACCTTTTTAGAAGAGTAAGAAGGATGATTGTATGGGTCAATAACCGATCCAGCTACTAATTGGATTCGAGCAGATTTACCAGCTGTAAGAAAAATTGTTCGATAAATCTCAAAAACAATATAAAGAACAAATAGACTAATAGGTAAAGCTACATAAGACCAAACAGCCGAAAGAAACGATATTACAGAATCCACTATTTACTCTCCACTTCACCGTCAGATTTTGCTTTTTGGGCCATGATTATAATTCCTGCTACAAGACACATTAGGAAAAGTCCAGCTGTACTATAATCTTGATTGAATACCGAATATAGCAATCCAGAATACATAGCAAAAGTAGCAAGTCCAGTTACAAAATAAAACATCATATATTTCCTATTTAAGGTTTCACGAAACTATTTATACACTAGGTTTGAAGGTATGTAAACACTTATCTAAACTTTTTTCATATTTTTTATGGAGTGCTTCAGCTTCATCGTTGGATTTACATTCAATATGATATTGTTGTCCATCCGACGTAATTAAAGTTACCGTAGCATTTGACCAACCTGCGTCATCAAATTTATTTTCATTAATAAAGGGTTGCTTATAAAATGGTTGCTTATTATACCATGCTTTATACAATCTAACTTTATATGGGTGAGTGTCTTCCTGACCATTGTAAAACTTATATACTCGTCGACGACCTTTTCCCCAAACAACTCTTTTACAGAGCATAGGGTTGAAATATTTTCCGTTAAATTCAAATAGAGCTTCCATAATAATTCCTTATAAATAGATATATGTCTACAGTCACAAATACAAATTTTCTTCAGCCTACTGGCTTTAAATTGATCATCGATCGCAAAAACTTTGCGAACATCGAATGGTTTGCTCAATCAGTGGATCATCCATCTGTGACAGTAAATCCTGTCGATGTGCCATATTCGAGAGTAGCTTCTATCCCAATGCCGGGTGATAAACTAGAATATGGTGAAGTAAATTTCAACATCATTTTAGATGAAGAAATGAACTCTTATATCGAAGCCCATGATTGGCTAAAAAGAACAGTAGAGAAAAATAATGTCACTGCAACAGAATCTACCTCTACTGAACTTCCTACTGAGTGTGATATCACCTTAGTGATTTTAAACTCGTCAAACAAAAAATTGAAAAATTTTGTCTACCGAAATGCTTTTCCTACTAACATTGGTAACATATCATTTGGAGCTGAAGCAGATGACAATCCATTCCTGATCCCAATATCTTTCCAATATTCATATTTTGACATAGTATAGATAATCTATACATTGATTTTTACAGGATGTAAACTATGAAAATTGAAGAAATTCATAAAATGTGGGCAGAAGATTCTATGATCAATTCAGCTGATCTCACAGAATCATCTCTGCAATCTCCAATCCTTCACGCAAAATATCTCCGAATTTTCTCAACAGAGAAGTCACGTCTCGTATTGTTCGAGATGGAGCAGAAGAAATTGCTCAAGAAAAAGTGGCTTTATTATAACGGAAAAATGGATGGAGATGAAATTGAAGCAGAGGGATGGGAATTTGATCCTTTCAATGGCCTGAAAGTTTTGAAAGGCGAAATGAACTATTATTACGATGCCGACGATGATATCCAAAAATCGGAAATGAAAATTAAGCTCCAAAAAGAAAAGATAGATACATTAAAGGAAATCATCGAAAATATAAAATGGCGACATCAAAATATTCGTAACATTATTACCTGGAAACAATTCGAAGCCGGAGGCTAAATTATGATAACAATGCATGAAAAACCAATAGAAGTTAAATATTATGTTGGACCTCAACAATTTAATTCTGATGAAGAAGCAAAAGCTTATCAATTGATACAAACAGAAAAAGATATTGAAACTATAAAATCAAAAATTTCTGAACTTACCGATAAATTAGTAGAATATAAAATATTTTTAGAAAAATTAAAAAGTGCCTGATCTAGTAAGAGTCAAATTAGACAATCATTCCAAAATTAAAGTAGATTCCGATAAAGGAATTCTCTGGGAACTTCGTGAAGAATTTTCGTTCTTCGTTCCTGGTTACAAATTCATGCCAGCTTTTAGAGCAGGATGGGATGGTAAAATTAGACTCTTCGACTATAAAACCCAGAGTTTGCCAGCTGGTCTATATCCACGTCTTGTGAAATATTGTAATAAGTGGAAATATGATATTGAATTAGTGGAATCTGATTATGGAGAACCTGGAGCAAAGACGAAGGTAAATCCAAAGAAAGTCATGGAGTTTATCAAATCTCTAAATCTTTCTTCAAAAGGAAAACCAATCGAAGTCAGAGATTATCAATTTGATGCGATCTGTAGAGCTATTCAAGATCGTAGACTTTTGCTCCTTTCTCCAACAGGATCAGGTAAATCTCTAATCATCTATGTTCTCATGAGATGGTGGATGGCTGAACGTACAGATAAATGTCTTGTCATTGTTCCAACCACTTCTCTTGTTGAGCAGATGTACTCAGATTTTGAAGACTATTCTCACTTAGATAAAAATTGGAATGCGAAAGATGAATTACACAAAATCTATTCGGGAAAAGAAAAAACTAACGTCCATGAAGACATCTACATTTCTACATGGCAATCCATCTATAAACTTCCGAAAACCTGGTTTGAACAATTTGGAACAATCTTCGGAGACGAAGCCCATGGATTTAAGTCCTCTTCCCTTACAAAATCCATGGAAAAATCGACTAATGCAATTAATAGAGTCGGGACTACTGGAACGCTCGATGGAACACAGACGAACCAGCTCGTGCTTGAGGGTGTCTTCGGACCTGTCGTAAAAGTTACCACAACCAAAACTCTCCAAGATAAAGGTTCTCTAAATAAATCTGAGATTCATATCATTGATCTCATTTATCCAGATGAAGTAAGACAGAGTTTCGGTAAAGTTCCATATCAATCAGAAATCGATTGGATTGTTAGGAATCAGGAGAGAAATAAATTCATCAGGAATTTGGCTCTTGGCTTAGATTTTAACACGCTATTACTTTTCCAATTTGTTGAAAAACATGGTAAAGTTCTTCATGAAATGATTAAAGAGAAGACCAAACACCGAGCATTCTATGTCTCAGGTGAAGTTGATAAATCAGATCGTGAAGCTATCCGCCATATCGTAGAAAATCAGAAGAAATCCACTATTACGGCTTCCCTTGGAACATTTTCTACAGGCATAAATATTAAAAATCTTCACAATATTATTTTTGCTTCTCCGTCTAAATCTCAGATCAAAGTTCTTCAATCTATTGGTCGTGGACTTAGACTTTCAGAGAATGGTGAGATTACCCGAATTTACGATATCGTTGATCACCTAAATTGGGGTTCTAGAAAAAATTACGCTATTCGACATGCTGAAGAAAGAATTAAGATTTATGAGAAAGAAGGTTTTAAAGTGATCAGACATAAGGTGTATATGAAATGAAAAATTTGTTTGTCTATAAATTGATATCAGGTGAAGAAATTCTAGGTGTTTTCGTTGAAGAAAATAAAGGAGTTGTCTGTCTGAAAGAAGTTCTCCAAGTTCATAGAATTCTTAATGATGGAATGTTCTTCTTTTCCTTGAGACCTTGGTTTATTCAACAATTCGAAACTAAAGATAATGTTATTGAAATCAAAGAATCTTCATTCATTTCTAGATTTAAACCAGATAATTCTGTAGTTGAACAATATAAAAGTACCCTGGAATATTTGAATAGAGATAATTCTGAAGACTTAATAAATAATTTTGATTCTGATACACCAATAT